ATAAATTCCGTATTGAGATAAATCGTATTCTGGTTTAGTTAGGGGTTCACCTTTACGAGGTTTTGGTTTTCCTATCTTCTCTAATATATCACCCGGTATCTTTTTGAGGGTGATGTCATAAGGTATAGGTGCATTGTCTACACAGACACGAACACATTCCCACTCTTCCTCTGTGAGATCATAGGTCATCTATTACCTCTTTGCTGTACATTATCTTTGATAGAGTTGTAGTCAGACCAACTACCACCATCGTCAGTTGTCATCACCTCTTCAAATCCAGACTTGTCAATTATTTTCTGTCTAATCTCTAACTGTTTCTTTTCTTTCTGTATTCTTCTGAGAAATGCATAATGTATGATCTGTGTAAAGTAAGCAAAAGGATTCGAGGATTTCTCAGGATTAAAATTATTAATGTACTGAACGCAATTTTCGATTCCATCAGAGATCATGTCCTCCTTGAACATATAGTTTACAAAGTTCGGTTTATACGACAAATGTCTTGCTATCTTCATGAAGCATTCGCCAAGGTATCTAGGGATAACCGGTCTAGGTTCACCTTTCTCCTCTGCCTCTTTGATATCTGTCTTGTACTGGACAATAGCATAGAGAAACTCTTTGTTATTGACGTAGTGTTCTGAACGTTTCCTGACCATCTTATGTATAGATTATGTTCAAATTATAGCACAGCTTGACAACCCTGTCTATTCTCTGTACAATAACTCTGTAAGGGTTCAAGGGATGGGTATAGTTAATTAACTCTTAGATCTATAAAGTTTCTCTAGAATATCTCTTGCTTTAGATACACTATTGATGTATCCCATATCTTTAGTTAGATCAGGATTAGTTGGTTTGAATCCATATTCTACTACGTCTTTATAGGTATCTACTATTTCATTACTTGTAATCTGTGATAGAGTGATTACTTTCTCTAGAGGGAGGACGTAAGTATCGTCATCAGTCAATTTCATCCATGGTTCAAACTTATACCCCATGGGTATATTCGTTCCGGAGGAACGAATTTCTTTACATACTACTGGATTTGATATAACAACATTTTCTGGTTTACCTGTATTGTCTACAACGACCAACGCTAGTATTTCTTCTCCTGAGACAAGTTTTAAGGAAGCATAAAACTCATCATAAGGTTCATCCGATTTTGATTTGGAGAATTTCATAGTTGAATTTTTCTTCGTTGTAGTATTTGATCCGTTCGATCAAGTGGTTCAGTGTGTAGTTGTTCCTCGACCCCTTCTTCGTATCATCTGCTATGTCAAACAATGTGGCACTGACTTTATTGTTTCCCTTTCTTAGAACTCTACCAATAGATTGAAGTGTTCTGATTCTAGACTTACTAGGGGAAGCAAAGATAATGTTGTGCAAATTTTTGATGTTGATGCCTGTTGAGAATGTTCCGAATGATGCTACTATTATAGCATCTTTTTCAGTCTCAGTAATCCTTCTGACCTCTTCTCGTTCCTGTGCATCTACACCACCATGAACAAAAAATACCTTTCGGTTACCAGTATTTATGAGGTCAAATAATACCTGCCCATGGGTGGCAACCCTACTATAAAGAATCAAAGTATTACCTTTCAAGTCATGAGTAAGGTTCTTGATAAATCTATTTCTTTTCTCATGATTGATAAGATACTGAACTTCATCCTCATACGTATCAAATTTCTGAGGTTCATGCTTCATCAACAAAACCTTGATGTTCAACTTAGCAAGATACCCTGCATCCTGTAGTTTTTTAGTGCTGATGATCTTATAAGATGGACCAAATAATCCTTCGAGCACCCATTTGTGAGTCTGTGTGCCATCAAGTGTACCTGTAAATCCATACCTATACTTTGTATCTGCCATCTTGGTCATGATATTGACCAGTGATTTGGATTTGAACTGATGTGCTTCATCACCTATCACTACTTCAAAGTTAGCAAACCATTTACGATCGAGTTTGTATATACTCTGCCATGTAGAGATGATGACTGACTGCTCAGTGTTTCGTGGTGCACCACCATAGATCTTATAGCAATACTTTTCTACATCCCACCCATAATCTTCAAAGTCCTTATACATTTGCTCTACAAGCGATGTAGTAGGAACAATCAAAAGTATCTTTCTACCATTTTCTGCATGATATCTGCAGATAGAATAGATCATAAGTGATTTACCAGATGCAGTTGGTGATATAAGCAATCTTCTATTACGTCTCAGAGCGTCTGTAACACCCTCTACCTGATAATCTCTAGGTTTATACTTAGATATTGTTGTTAGATAGTCTCTGACACCCTCTTCTGAGAATGAATCGTTCTCTTCATAAGGTAAACCATAGTGTTTATTCTCTTCAAACTCAAATGTATATGAATATCTCTCGCAAAAAACTTGTAACTTATCAATCAATCCACAATATATCTCCCCTCTATCCATATTGAATAGACGGATTTTGCCATCCCAATACTTGTTACGGTATTGTGGCATGAATTTAGCACCCGGAACATCAAATGTAAATTGATCCTGTAACTCGTGCCTTATATGTGGGTCACATTCAACTCGTAAGAATACTTCGTTCTTCTTACGTATAACCAAATCAGCCATAACCAGAAGTAAAACGTCGCCACTCTATTGCATTCTTAATTTGATATGTTCTGTTAGTAACTTGTTTTAGTATCTCTTCAATGTAGCGAAGCATCATATCATAATACTCTCGTTTTAGAGATAGGTTCTTCAATTTTTCATCAGCATCAAGATAAAGTTTTAGATCATCTTTATCTCTTACCTTATAGGGAAAGGGTTCTTCTGCATATACAGCAGCAGTCGCTTTGCCTTGGTAATACTGTCTTCTTTCTAATAGAACTTTAGAGTATGCAGTCTCAGTCTGTTTTCTGAGAGTGAGAGTTACATTATATATGTCGTAATACTTAGCGTGTAATTGAGGTATCTTTAGCGACTCTGCATCAAGTTCGTCCTGATTCATTTTAGAATCAGACTCCCACATTTCTTGTATCTTATCTAATGAAAAACTAGACTTTCTTTCCGTCATTGTCAATCAAGTCGTACATAGTATATTTGAATATTGCAGTTGCAGTATAATACTGTTGCTGTTCTATTGTAGCATCAAAAGGTATTCCTGTCAGTTCAGTTGGGAAAAGATCTCTGAACTTGATTGATCCTGACTCTTGATAATTGCTATTCAATATGATGAGTGTAGCGTCAGATCTTTCTTGAAAAGAACTATTATCATCAGGAAAATACCTACTATCTTTTTGTAGTCTGGAAAACTGATCAAAGGACTCTGGGAATCCTAATGAAGTCATCCACTCATACAATTGGATATAGTTTTCCAACTTCTCATCTACAAGAAAGTCAACTCTAAGATCCTGATAAGTAAGTTTCTCACCGGGAACTGGTATATCTCTAAGGTAGTTTGCTTGCACAGCGACACCAAGAGATAGTCCGGGTAGGTTTGCTTTATTGCAAAGAAAATCTACTTTCGGACACTTATTGATAACTAATTTGAATCCTCCTATCGAGAGTAAGTTCCTATTGGATACCTCGTTTAGAGAACATGGGTTGTTTGACATATCATTATTTATTGCCAATACTCATCAAGCACATCCCATACTTTATTCAGATACTTGTTTGCACCATTACACTCCCACTCACCCATCTCACCAATCTCACATTTGTAAGCAAGTTCTCTTTTGAGTTGCATGAGTTTATTTGTCATAGCAACTTTATCGAGTCTACCGTTCATAATCGTTGTCATACCAATACTAATTATAAGAGAAGACAAAAAAAAGACCCCCTCAAGTGAGGAGGTCGAGACGTAATTATACCTATTACCTTACATAAGGTTTTGAACCTTAACTCTTCTGTAGTAACGGTTAGAACCAGCAGTGATTCTTCCAAGACCTTGAGTTGTACCTTCAGCGAATGGGTTTGATACCATACCGTATCTGGTTTTGAAACCAATCTTAGGTTGGAATGTATCCTGTCCAACTGCACGA